TTGGTTGAATCGTCCCAAGTAATAATGAACGGCGATACGTCGGCACCCGCATTATCTAGATCATCAATTGCTATAGCTGTGGTCGAGCCAACGGCTGCATTGAATCTCAGGGTTCCAGAACCAGGGTCCGCCATAGTCGTACTGCTCGACCATGTATAGCCGATAGCCTGAGACGCAACACTGGAGATATCAGTAGCAACTGCCGCTAACGTGTTCATATCGGAAACGACGTCGGCGGTGCCAAGCACATTCATGTCCGTTACGACATCTGCCGTAGCGAGTACATTCATATCCGTTACGACATCCGCTGTAGCGAGCACGTTCATGTCTGTTACGACATCAGCCGTCGCGAGCACATTCATGTCTGTTACGACATCAGCCGTCGCGAGCACATTCATATCGGTTACGACATCAGCCGTCGCGAGCACGTTCATATCGGTTACGACATCAGCCGTGCCTAGGATTGCCATATCAGCAACAGCATCGGCGGTGCCTAATCTGCCAATTTCTGTGGCTTTCCCAGCCACGGCCCCGATATCTGTAGCATCGGCGGCAACCGATGTTATGTCGGAAGCTATCGCTGCCAGAGTGTTCATGTCGGAAACTGCATCAGCAGTGCCGAGCACGTTCATGTCAGACACAACATCGGCGGTGCCGAGCACATTCATGTCCGTTACTACGTCGGCAGTTCCCAACGTATTCATGTCAGCGACGGCATCAGTCGTTCCTAACCGACCCATCTCTGTGGTTTTGGCGGCTACTGCTGTCAGATTTGTCTTGTCGGACGCCGAGAGCCAAGTGTTCTCAAGGTAATGCTTGGTGGCCGCGTCCTGATCCCCTGTGGGATTAGCCACATTGGTTATCCGCTTTGACTCAGCGGTCCACTGGAGGTCGGCTACGTTTATGCCGAGTGCATCGCCAGCGGTATCGACAGACTCCTGGGCGATATAGAAGGCTTGGAGGCTATCGGTATCCAAGTCTTCCTCCGTTAGCGTTGAGGGCTGCGTGTAATCCACCAGCCTCGAAGTTTGCGACGAGTTACGGCTAACACGGATCGCTGAGGAGCTAGCTGGAGCGGAACCGAATGTCGCTGTAGATCCGCTGACAGTAATGGCTGTTGATACACCGTTGACGGTGGCTGTGACGTGGCTCGTTGAGATGTAGCTGAACGGTATTGCGTAGGCAGTGGTTGAGCCGTTTCCGGTGTAATCGACGTAACTATTCGCCATCTCAGTCTTCTCCTGCGTTCATTAAGGCCTCCAAATAAAATACGTTTCTGAATGGGACGAAGAGCCGCCCCTTCGACCATGTTTTTTCAAGATCACCTGCAACGAGATGGCTGGTCATCGCTTCGAGATCTCCAAGCGCGCCACCAAATGTTGGGCCAAGGATCGGCTGAAACCAGCGCTGTGCGGCGAAGCGGCTTGGAGCCTCTATCGGAAACCCCATATCAGCCAGCGGACGGGACGTAAGTTTCAGCCCTGCGTTGGCGTAGGGCATCATCCAGCCCATCAACCCGCTTCTATCGATAGCCTCATAGACATACGTCGCTGGCTCTTCGGGCATCGTTCCGTCCTCAAAGCGGCCCTTGACGATTCCTTCTTTGATACCGAATGCGAGCGCTCCAAGGCTCAAAGCCATGGTTACGTTCATCGTCATCCCAACGGCTTCTCCGTTGACAGCCCGATGCCCAAGGTTCCGCAGATATTTGTTTACTGCCGCGAACCCAAATGAGTTGAACTGAAACAGGAGCTGGCCGATCTCACGGCTGTGAAACATAGGCATGTCTCCAATACCGGGAGTTATTACCGCCCGATCCGTGGAGCGCTTGAGTGCTGCATGGAGTGCAATCTTGGCTTCAAGACCGCCCGCCTCGCCTGACCACTTGGCAACGTCAGGCCAGCGAAAAGTTACCCCTGCGCGTTGTTCCTCGTAGCCGTGCTTCTTTGTGAGGCGATCTATCCGTTTCATCATCTGGTCTGAAATGCCCAGCTCTCTCCACCGGTATTTACCGGCAGCCCCCTTCGACATCGCTGCTGCGTCGTCTAGGATATTTCCAAGGACGATATGACCAGTGATGAACTTGTGGCGGGAGTTCCAGAAGTGCATCAGGTTGATGAGGTTCATCTTGTCTGAACCCCAGTTAGCCAGCGCTTCGATGCCGCCGGATACCTTACGGGTTCTGCCAGTCCCGAACCCCAGCCGATAGGCGGCGTCATCAATGCCCATCAACTTGGCTGTTCTCGCCATCGAGAGGACGCCCTCTGAGCCATAGAGCAGGAAGGCCATCTCACGGTTATTCATCGTTTTGGCTTCGGTAGAGATGCGGCCAAGGTTTCGCCCAAGCTCCATGAGGTGAGGGCCAATGCCGTGACTGAGCTGGGCTGTCGTGAGATCGACGATAGAAGAGATCACGGGTGCTCCCATGTATCTCAGGAAGTTCCCCCGTCTCGCCATCCTCGCTGCGTAGAGTGCGGCGGTACCCCAGTTCTCTTTGTCAGGAACCCGATCCACATTCAGGATGCGCTTCATCAGTGTCATGATGGCTTGCTCGGCATGTCCCTGGTCACGCGCTAGCTTTTCGGTTGATTCACCACGCGCACGGGCTTCCTTGCGTAGCGTGGAGAACTCTTCGCGGACCTCCTTGATGACATTCGAGAGATCTTCAAACGACGAGCTGACTGTTGATTCATCTACTGATTTGGTTGAGATCTTGATGTGATCCGCTTCGTCATCAACCGCACCGAAGATCTCTCGGAGAACGATTCGACCACCAGCGTCATCCGCATATTGCTTCATCACTCGACTTACGTCGGTCACGAGGTATGGCCGGAAGGCGTCTAGCTCGCCAGGATACAAATGGAGTTCTCGTGGATCTAGGCGGTGGGAGTCACCTATCCGTATTTTCTTGCTGCTGGGTGAAAGGAAGCCATAGGGAACATTGTCGTCAAAGCGGTTACTCAGCTTATCCACCAATGAATCGACAAATTCGTTTATCTCCGCGTCTGTCTCGAAGCGCCCAGCGAACTTGATCTTGAAGAGTTCCTTGAGCTTCACGCCGTTTGCGAGGATCGCATCGGTGTTCCAGATCTGCGGAAAGTATTTTTCGATCTTCTGACCTTCTTTCAGAAGGCCCGTTTGCATAAGGCGTTGGTGCATCAACTCGGTGAACCGGCGCCAACCGGAAGGTCCATCTACCGCCGCTCTGATGCCTTTCTCGACAACAGGGTGTGGATGGGCCTCTGTGTCACCCATGAGGCGCTTCCAGACCCAGTGCTGATACTCCGGCAGTGTGATGCCGCGCATACCTTCCGGGTTCACTGGATCGCCTAGACGATCTCTCGTCCGCACGAAGTCCACCATCTCGGTAACGTCGCTCTTAAGTTTGTTGAGGAACTCGCTTTTGTGGCCGAACTGTTTCATCAGGTCGTACCAAGCACGGGTCATCGATTCTTCCGCCGCCTGCTGCGGTGCGTAGATCGTGAGATCCTTCAGCATCTCAGCGCTAAGCGGGCGGGAGGCCATGGTGCCGTCAGCAAGCTCTTTGATATGCAGGTTGAGTTCCGCGAGCCTTCCGATGACGTTACGCACCACCTGACTGGAGGTATGCGCCGCGACGGTGGCTGGACTGCGTGTGAACCCTAGTTTGCCTTGAGTCCAATCAACGGCCCTCTCAACCGCTGTACGGGTGTATGTGACGCCTTCGGTTGGATCGAAGCTGACCTTAGCTCCTGTGGTCTGCTCTATATGTTCGCTCATACTGAGACCACTCGCCGGGTCGTATGTATCCGACCCAGGTTCATCGGGTTTCAGATTGCGTTCTGCTAGTGGGTTGTCGGGGTGAGCATCGTTCAGCACTTTTCCCTTGCGTGTGAGGAGGGCTGACAGTCCACCCAGCGTTCCCCCGAACAGTGTGGCGCCGCCGACACCCATGAGTGATTCATGGACAGTCCTGGCGCGCTGCTGCTGGTGGTGAATTAGTTCTTCAACGGATACGACACCGCCGGTCTGGAGACCAACATTCACAGCTTTTCGGACCACATTCGCCTTGCCCGCCCAGCCTACGACTGGAATGAAAGTGGATGGATCTAGCAGACTTGCGGTCATCCCGAAAATCGTACCGAAGGTTCCACCACGTTCCATAAGGTCGCGGCGTTGAACCTCTTCTCTTACAGAATTAGCACGAGCCTCAAAC